ACCCATTACTCTATGGTCTTTGTCATCCCCACCATTTTTCATACGAGAATACTTTTTCATATTTTCTAACCAAGCAAAACCAGGCTCACCATTATCCACAATCCGTTCACACACATCAGTATAATCCATACCGAGTTCAGCAAAGATACTATTATTACTTGTCCATCCATATTGCTCCCTATGTGGGTTAACTTTATAATTCTTTAAGTCTAAATACTCTTCATCGTCTGCCTCACCAAACACAATCTCAGCAGTACGTCTTACGTTCCCCGCTACGACACATTTACCAATAAGGTTCATTATATCAACGATTGTGGTTACTGTAATTAACTCACCGACATTCCCATTTAATACTTTTCTTATTTCTTCATGTATTTCTTTTAATGGATCATGCCCACTTGAAACTCCACCAAAACCTTTGATTACAGCACCAGCTGGTCTGATTTGGGTGTAGTCAAAATTAAGTTCTTCTGTTCCGTGGAAATAGCTGTCTAATAACAATCGTAATGATTCAACCCAACCTTCACGAGTATCGGGTATCACATATTCTACTATACCTTTATTCGGATTAGGCAATTTAATCATAACCTCACCAGCACCCTTTGTATCAAACCCTACACCAACACCTAACATACTAGCATCCATTAAAAATGTAAATGGTTTAGCATAATCATCTTTTATTGTTGATGTGGATACAAATGCACAATTGTTGAGGGCGGCGTACAAACCTCGTTCTTCAGTTATGGTTGTACCCATAGCCCAAAGACCTCGACCGGGTGGCAAGAATTTCATATTGAAAATACGCTCATACATCTCTTGTGCTGATCTTTGAGCTTGCCACGGGTTCCACCCCAATTGATAAGAATCAATGTGATTTTTTTGCATAGAGTAAGTTCCCTCTACGACTCGTTGAACAGTTTCCCACCAACGTTCATTTTTTCCATTTTCTTTAATACGAGAATATGTTCTCATATAAACTAATTCACCTAATCCGTTGAATCCGAATGGTGGTTTTTTTCTCTTATATTTATTTATAAAATTTTCCGATAACACAAACTTTTCCATCTTAACTCCCTAGTAACGTATTTCCAATAACATTAATAAATATAATATATATTGAATCTATAGTCCGATTTACTCAAATCCATCAACTTTTTTTATATCATTATATTTACTTGCCAGTTCTTTTCTCAAAAACTCTTGACTATTATCCATTTTATTCTGTACTTCTTTTCCAAATTGACTACTACCTTCATGTATCTTGACTACACCGATATTGGTATTTATTGTTGATGGATATGTAACACCATCTATACCAAATCTATTTTTTATTACGTGAAATCTACCTGTGTTAGCAATTTTATCTTCAACCTTACGACTCATACTTATAACAAAGTCAGCTGTCATTACCTTACTATAATCTTCAGCAACTTTATCAGCACCAATTACATCTTCTTCTAAAGCTGAACGATTGGCCTGTGAAGCAGTCCATATTGGAATTTGTAACTCACCAGCCAATCCCCTCAAATCCTCATAGATACTTCCAAGAGCATGTCTCTTTTCCTTAAAATTACCTGTTGGCATTAGAATATCAGCATAATCCACAATTACCATATCCACCTTAGTCCCACTCAACTCTATCTGTTTAAGATGTGCTCCTAATGTTTGAACTGAAGCAGACTTTGTTGGAAAATACTTTATCAATAACTTACCTTGTAAATCAAATAGTTTTTTATTAACTTCATCTTTATAGTATTTTATATTTGATGTTGTTATACCAGTAAATATGGAATCATACCTCAACCCAACATATGTTTCATTCAATTCTAATGTATAGTGAACTACTGTTTTCTTTTCACGAATTACACTAGCACCTAACGCTTGTAATGTCCAAGACTTACCGATACCAGCTGGAGCAACAACCACACCCAATTCACCAGCACCCAATCCACCATCCGTTATATCATTGATAACATCCCACGGTGTCTTAACTGTAATTCTAGCAGAATCTGCTAATCTCAAATCTAGTGATGGGATATAATCATGTCCTAAATCTCTTGTAGTTCCAGCCTTCATAGCATCATCTATAATAGTCTTTATACCCTCATAGTTTCTATTTTCTAACATATCAACTGAATCTAGTATAGCTTTCTTTAGTGTTTGATTTTTACAAAACTCCAAAGTCTCATGTTGTACAAATTCTAAATCTGTAGCTTCTATATATTTCCAAACATCTCTTAACTTTTCAACAACTCCAGCTCGTAATACGGTATCATCTATGTCATCTATTTTGAATTTTATAACTTCTAATGTAGGTTGTTTTTTATACTCGTAATAGTAATCTCTAACGGACTTAGCCAACCAAACATTAGAATCAGAATCAAACATAGATGGTTGTAATATATCACTAATAGTTTGTAAGAAAGTAATATCACTCATTAACGACGCAACAATCTTTGACTGAAATGATGTTCCGAATTGTGTTAGAGATTCACTCATTTACCCCCCTTCTTAAAAACAAATATAGGTTCATACTTATAACCTGCTCCCATCACACTTGATAATGTTAATTGTAAGGTATCCTCTTGGGTAAACCCCAACTCTTTAGAAATCCTTACGGTTTCTTCTTCTATAAATTTGTATTTTGGTGTGTTTGCGATATTCATTAACATATAACCATTTTGTTTTAAACCATAGTAACAATTCTCTATGGTCTTTCTTAAAAACCCGTCTACCCATTCATCATTTGATGGGAATTTAATATAACTTTGAGTTTCTTCGCCTGAGTATTTCTCTGTATCAAAATAAGGTGGAGAAGTAAAACACAAATCTATTGATTCTTTTTTTGGTTCATACCCCTCACTACCGAGTTTATAAATATCAACCTGTTTTCCTAAATACGAAAAATCTTTTTTTATTTCCAATAACCCATCATATGTTTTACTAGATGGTTCTGTACCTATATAATGTTTTGTATTTTTAGCAGACAAAAATCCAAGTAACCTTCCACCCCAACCACAACTCATATCCCACGTAGTTTCACCACCGAAATTTTCATAAATTACCTTAGCAGCTGTTGGTCGGAAGTTACTTACACCTTGAGAACCCTGATATAACTTTAAACATTGTCTAAAACGATTTTCTGTAAACTTATTAGCTCCATATTTAATCTGCCATATCCAAGTCTTTCTAATTATACCCTTTAATTTATCATCATCATTAAAAAATCCAATTGGTGGCATTGGAGAACTACCACATTGAACATCTACCCAATGTGGAAAATAGTTCCAAGCTAATCGTAGAGCATGCATAGTTTGTATAATCTGATTATCTACAAATATATTATCAATGTTAAACTTTCTAAGTTTTTTCATATGACTATACTTTTCATCTTCTCGCACTGTATAGTGGGGGAATCCATGATTACGATAATATCTAAATATTACATCAACACCTTCTTCAATATCAACGGTATTAATGTTATGAGTAACCCTATGATATTCCAACTCAAGATAATCTATATCTAAAAATTTATATAATACTTCATAATCTACACTCATTGATTGTGTGTTTTTTCAGCATAGTGATTTAGTTGATTAAAATTGGTTGCTAACCAACTAATTACATTTGGTAATGCTGTAAATAACTTATCTTCCAAGAACATTTTTTGAAATTGAAACTTAACTAACCTATTGATTGGTTCGTTAGCTTTATCTATTATTTTTGTTTTAGTTGAACCTGAGATATCTACATCCGATAACTGCATTAATTTGTAGTTTAATTCTATGGTATCTTTTGAATCTGGTAAAACATCAATAACTTCATTCATATCAACTATACGATTCTCTTGTAGAAATGGTAGTTTTTTCTTAATAGTTTTTAACCCCAATCCCCTTACACCAGGAATATTATCAGACTTGTCTCCATCTAATACTCTGTACCAAATGTAGTTATGTGAATTAATACCATATTCATCCATAACCATAGCTTCATCATACATTTTCTTTTTAGTTGGACTCCATATCTTTATTCTGTCATCAGTTAATTGTAAGAAATCTTTATCGGTTGACATAACTGTAATCTTGGATTCGGTAAGGACTTGTCTGCACAAATAACCAATTGTATCATCAGCCTCAATGTTATCATATGACATAACAGTTACAGGAAGTGTTTCTAAATACTCCACACATCTAGCTAACTGCATCATCATATTTTGTTTCTCATCTGCCTGTGATGCAAAATCGTATGAACGATTTACTCTATATTTAGTTTTACGATTTTGTTTGTATTCTGGAAACAATTTACGGCGGCGAGTAGAACCACCCCTACCATCAAATACTATAATGGTACGGGTAGGTCTAATCATATTTATAGTGTAACCAATACTTCTTAAAAAACCAACTATTCCACCAACATGAATTCCATCATCATTGGTAGTTGGTATAACACTAAATACTCTAATAAAAGTATTTAAGCCATCTATTATAAGTACTTTGTCATTTGGTTCACCAGCATCTATTGAGCCGCCGTTTTTCTTTATCTCTTCAAATATAGATAAATATTTCGCATTACTCACTTATTTCCTCTTCTACTGTAACATCATCAATTCCAAAGTTTTTTTCGTATTTTAATATGACTTTATCACAAATCATATTGTAACAATATTCTTTAAACTCTGGATCTTGAAGTTTCTCAGCCCATTCTTTAGATTGGAATTTTACTTCTTCACCATTATGGTCACTCATAGTATACCAAGCACCACCAACCTTAGCAATCTTATGGTCTTTAAGAACGTGTAGCCAACTACCCACATCATCAATACCACTTTCAAAGTAAAGTTCAAAATCAGCGTGTCTCATAGGTGGCCCTAATCGGTTCTTGATAACTTGGGCCCTCATCTTCATACCAATAGTGTTCTTTTTGGTATCTTTGATTTGACCAAGATTTTTCAATCTGATTCTAGTTGATGCATGAAATGGTAGAGCTTTACCGCCACTCGTAGTCCACGGATCTCCAAACATTACACCAAGTTTTTGACGTAATTGATTTGTGAATACAAGGGCTACTTTCTGTCTACCAATCATCTGTGTAATCTTCCTCATAGCTTTGGATAAGATAATTGCTTTTGACGTAGCCCAACCATCCTTATCAAACTCAGCTTCTAATTCCACTTTGGTTGTAGCGGCAGCTAATGAATCTACTAAGATAGTTACTAATCTATCTTTATCTGATTCACGAACTTTAGATACTATCTCTTCTATAGCTGTAAATATATCTTCAACTGTTTCTAAATGTAGATATAACATACTCTGTACATCTACACCAATTGAAGATAAAAATTCAGTACTGACAGCTGTCTCGGTATCTATGTAAACAGCTACACCACCTTTCTTCTGTGTCTCTGCTAGAACATGAGCACCTATTAAAGATTTACCACTACTTTCTAAACCATTTAACTCTGTAATTCTACCAACAGCAATACCGCCGTGTGGTTTATTGGATATTACTAAGTCTAACATGGTAGAACCAGTTGAAACAAAATCTTTAATATCAGTAGGTGTTGTATCTGAACCATCAAGAAAATATGCTACTTTCATATCCTTGAATTGTTTATTAAGTGTGTCGGCCAAGACGCTGGCCAATTGATCTCTTGTTGACATCTAAATCTCCTATTATATGGTGGGTGTGTCCGGCTTTATAAAGAATCCTTCACACATAGTCGGTTTTATTACTATTGGCTTCAACACCCACGTGTATGGTTTTATTTAATTGTTAAATAAATCGTCAAATGCATCTGACGTTTTCTTTGAATCATAAGTAGAAGCTTCAGTTGTTGCCGAAACATCTTCTTTCTTTTCTTCAGTAGTTGAACCACCATTCAAGTAATCATTAAGAGCTTGTGTTAAGTCCTCATATGATTGTTCTTGATAAATCTCAGTAATTTTCTTTTGAGATTCGGTTAGTGTTTCAAGTAACGATGCATCTTCCGTAATAGGAGTCTGATTTGGTTTAACTCGGATTGATGTTGAAGGGAAGGATTTACCTGTCTCTTCAGCGGTTTTGAATACTACAGCAACATCACGACCATTTACTGCGTCGGTAATATCACCATAATCTGGATCTGCGATTATAGAAAGGAGTTCTTGATAAACTGTCTTTCCAAATCCCCAAAACTTAACACCTTGATTTTCCTCACCACGAACAATAA